ACTTGGTCTTGTAGATAGCCTTGCACGTTAGCTGCTGTTAGCACTTCACCTGCGGCGAATACTTTTCTTCCTAGACCTGCCATGATTCTCCTATGTTATGTCTCTAGTTTACTAAGCGAGTGACAGTAGGCGTTATTCGCCAATCTCAAACTCGGTTGCTTCCCAGTCAGTCAGTTCTTCGTTCCACGAATACATCAAGCCATCCTCTGGGTATGGAACTGGTGCTTGCCATTGTGCAGTTTCCTCGACTAGTAGCCAAGAGTCATAAGGCTTAGGTGAGATAAATGCGTCACGATCTGCGTCGTAAGTAAACCCAATGCCTGCATAGTTCTTACGAATGTTGCCGTTGTAAGAAGTGCGAACGCAAGTCTGACCGCGGAACTCGCCGTAGTAAGCTTCCCAATCTGAGATGCCGTCAACAACTTCATCTTCATTGCGCCCGACAATTACCTCGGTGACAATGTTGTTATCGTCTAAAAATGCAAAGTGTGCCAATTTATTTCCTTTCCTAAGCGAAACTAATGTTGTCTGTGCCAGCGGTAAATGTTGTCACCTTGAATCCACCAGCGGTTGCCGTTGAAGATGTTAGCCCTGCGCCGATTGTTAGCGTTTTAGTATCTGGGTATTTGATAATTACGATTCCCGAACCGCCAGAACCACCAGTTGAGCTGCGAGAACCACCGCCACCGCCACCTGTGTTTACAGTACCGTTATTTAGTCCACCAGTAGCACCGCCGCCTTCACCGCCAGCACCATTACCAACAGCAGCAGCACCACCACCACCACCTGCTCTTATTACTGAAGTGCCAGTAATTGAAGAAGCCACTCCGTCTCCGCCTGTTTGTTGCCCGTCTGCGTTGCCAGACTCCCCAGCACCACCACCACCACCAGATTGAGTTGAAGCGTCTACTGATGCTCCGCCAGCAAAACCCTGACTAGTTGTGCCTGCCCCACCAGCTTTCGGTCCGCCCCATTCCGAACCTCCGCCGCCTGAGCCACCGCTTGCACCGACAGCCAATACATATCCATTGTGAGTGCCACCGCCGCCACCACCATCTGAAGTTTTTGTGTCAAGCACGGAATTAGAGCCATTAGAACCCTTTACAGAAGTGCTAGAAGCCCCGGCCCCGCCTGCGCCAACTGTTACGTTGTAGCTTGTAGCTGCCACAAGTGTTTGCGCCGTTTCTGCGCTTGCACCGCCGCCCGAAGTTCCTGCGCTAGTTCGGTAACCACCAGCACCGCCACCACCTCCACCACCGCCACCACTTGAGTACGAGCCGCCACCTGCACCGCCAGCAATAACTAAAAAGTCCACTTCTAGAACTGGTAGAGTATACCCAGCAAGCATAGAGTTATACCGAGCAAAGCTAATTAGCCCAGATGTTGAAAGTTTTGTGACCGCCATTAGTTATACCCTACGCAGTTATTTCAGACCCGAAGATGTTGAAGCTTAGGTCTGTTGTTGATGCTTGCACCGTCACAACATCTGCAGCGTCTAGTGTTAGTCCTAGCGTAATTGTCGTGGAGTCTGACGCACCTACAGTTACCGCCTTAGCAATGTAATGCTGGTTTGCTAGGGTTGCACCGTCTGGTCTGATTGCTATGTCATAAGTTCTAGCCGTTGCCGAGCGGTTAGCCACAACGATAGTTGAGATAACTGCCTCGGTAGCCGCTGGGACTGTGTAAAGAGTTGTGTCTGTCGTTGCAGCCGGAGCTACCTGTCCTAGAACCTTGTATGCGTTTGCCATTTTTTATGCTCCTTAAGCGCCCATTAGTAAGAAATTAGTTTCAAATCCGCCGCCGCCTGAGCCTGCTGCGGCCTTGCCGTCAAGTTGTGATTGAATCCCAGAAGTCACGCCGTCTACATAATTCAGCTCGGTTGCGTCTGCCGTCACGCCGTCAAGGATGTTTAGCTCTGCGGTAGTTGCGGTTACGCCGTCCAGGATGTTTAGTTCGGCTGCTGTGGCTGTTAGGTCGCTTATCTGTGAGGCAGGAATTGTTACCGCGCTTAGATCCACATTTAGAGTTACGTCGCCAGTAGTTCCGCCGCCAGTTAGTGCGGTTCCAGCTGTTACTGCGGTTATGTCACCGGGGTTTGAGATGTTCTCCCAGACTGCGCCAGTGTAGTACTGAAAAGTCTCGGTAGATACGAGGTAGCTCAGCATCCCCTCGGATACGCTGTCGCCAAGTTCTGAGGTTCTGCCTGCCGCGTCAGCAAACTTCATTACGGTTTGGTTTTGAATGTATGTCTGGAAGTCACCAGCCTCAACAACTTCGCCGATACTCCACGCTTTGTAACCTGACATCTTATTCCTAACTTACCGTCATGCCCGCTGAGAGCCTGCCATAGATTGCATCGTTCAAAGTCCACGCGCTGTATGGGCCTCCCAAGAAGTAACCTGAATCAAGTTTACCAAACTCAGGACTATTAAGAACCATGACCACACCAGTAAGTGCTTCAAAGCCAAAGGTAATAATCTCGCTGCCCGAGTTGTCAAACGTTTGCTCTAGTCTAATAACTTTTGAAAACCTGGTAATTGCAGGTGGTATGTCTGAAGGTGTAAAGGTGACCTTCACAATGTCGCCAAGATCTAAGCCTAGAAGCGTTGCCCTTTGTTCCTCTGTCTTGTCTGTAAGAACCACAGTTATTGTTTCAAATCTATACTCTGGCGATGCGTAGCGACCTAGTAAAAAGTTAGCCAGTGTCTCAAGCGAATCATCTAGTGCGAGAGTGTCAAGCTGATAATCTATCTCGCCATAAAAAGTTTCTGATTCTTGATCCGTCGCTGTAAAAGATGAGGTTGAGTTAGATACAGTTATGTTGTTGTAAAGCAATTCTGCGCCGAATTGTACCGAGATACCAGAATACTGAACCCCAGTTCCGTCGTCTGATAATTCCGTAGTGTCCTCACTAGCTACGGTAAACTGATCAACAAACTTTATAGACCCGTTCTTGCTAAGAAATAAATCACCAGGCTCGGACTGCGAGACTTTTTGCAAGTAGGTAAACGAGCTTGTGCCGTCTGAAACTGTGTCAGCCTCAAGCATCTGAGAGCCTTCGTCAATGTTTCTTTTATCAGCAGGCCAGTCAATGGCATCTAGTACCGAGTTTATTCTTGCGCCTGGTAATTGGCTGGTTGTGCTGTAAGAATTTAAGTTGATGCTAGACAATACTTCAGTGCCGTCGTTTGCTACTGCCGTAGCCGTTGAGTAATCGCCGGCATTGTATTGCAAGTTCCAGTCGGCGACTATGCCTTCAAACTGGATGATGCCATCCATGCTGATTCTAATGCGTCTCTTAGGCTCTATCTGCCCAGCGTAAGGGCTTAGGGCATAGGTGGGGTCAAAGGTGCGTCGTTGGTTATTGAAAACCACAGAGGCGCTTCCAGCGTTGAACCTATCTAGTTCGCGAGACTTACCCCGACCGATTGACGCAGACTTTACAAACTCAGAAATGTCAGCGAAAACTTCGCCGCCTAAAACATATTCGGTTGAGTTGAGTAGCCCTTTTACTTCATCGTCAAGCTCAAAGAATGGAGCAGCGCCACCTGAGGGCGTGAAGCCAAGCTCTACCTTTAAGGTCATTACACACCCGCAAAGACTGGGCCGTTAGAGCGTTCGAACTTTTTTATCTCGTCCACGATCATTTGACCAACTCGACTACCATCCGCACCCATGCCAGCGTTGACTGTGATGTTGATGTTGCTGCCAGCTTTTTGCTTCTTGCTTGTGTTGCCGAATGAAGGCGTAAACATTGCGCCTGCTGATACCCCGTCAAAGGCTGAGTCGGATGCAAACTTGACTTCGCTTGCCATCTCAAGCGATGCACCGACAGCAAGATCTTTGGAGTCTTTTATACCTTGCTCAAGTCCAGCCGCTAAGTCCCCACCGATTCCAGCGAACAACTTGGATGGTGATTCAATTCCAAAGAAACCCTTGACCGCGTTAGTGATTGAGTTTCCAATGCTACTTGCGATGTTGGCTGCGATTTTTGGCAGGTTGTCGTAGATTCCCTTAGCCAAACCAGTAAGCAACTCAAACCCTGCGGCCACCATCTGTGGCATTGCGCTAATCAGTGCGCCGGTTATCTCAGGAATCAGACCGATAATGGCTGTCAGTATCTCTGGGGTTGCGTCAATTAGCGCGGTGACCAGAGCCAGGAACAAGTCAATGCCAGCGACAAGTAGCTCAGGAATCATGCCAACTACAGCGGCAGTTATCTCAGGCAGCAAGCTGACAATCGCAACTAGCAGTTCTGGCAGAATGTCTACCACTGCCATAACAAGACCCATGAACAACTCAATGCCAGCTTCTAGCAATTCCGGAAGCATCCCAACGACGGTTAGCAGGATGGAAGGCAGAG